GCAGCTAGTAAATCTTCTAAAGACGTACCTCCAAATTTACCATCAGCATCTGCTTCATAATAGTTTTGACCATCTGTTCCTTCACCAAATCCTAAATCTTTTCTATAAACTCTTACCATTACATTATCTCTATTCCTGAATCAATAGCTTTTTTCTTTGCCTTAGATAAGGTAGAGTAAACATTTGTTAATGCAGTGTTTAGACCAGGGTCTATAGAAGTTCTATATTTATCTGCAAATTCCATTTCTCTTGGTGTTCTAACGGTTGGGTCAATAGTAGGTTTTACATTTTGACTAGCAGCCATTCTTTTAAATTTATCTATTTCTTCTTGATTAAGCTTTTCTTTTTCCATAATTTTACTTTGTTCTTTGTTATATAATTCCATCTCTGAATCCATTTTAGTCTTAAATTCAACTGCTTCTGGTTGTTTATCTATATAAAATTTTCTTGTTGTATTAAAATATAAAGCTTCCATAACATCTTCTGTTTTGTCTGATTTTATTTCACCAGATTTTATTTCATACATCTCTTTAAATATTTTTGTTTGTGTTGTTAAATCAGCTTCTTTTAAAAATTCCCTAACTATTTTTTTTTGTTTAGCAGTAAACTTTCTTACATCTTTTTCATCTTTGCCAACTATATTTGTTTCTAATTGTTTCTTTTGTAAATCTGTTATACCTGGTAAATCAACACCTTCATTTACCATAACTTTGTATATAGCAGCCATCTCTGTGTTTATGTTTGTTTGATATATACCCCAAGAATCTGATGTAGGGTCTTTAGCATCTTGTGTAAAAGGTATGCCGTTAACTCGTGATTCATATGCAATTATTGGAACTATGTAATTTATTACATTTTCATCTACATAACCTACATCGTTTAACGCAGCTATTACATCTTCTATTGTATAAGTTTGTGGTTCCACTATCTAATCCTCATAGATGTACCCAATATAGACCTACCAATATTGTTAAAATTTAATCTTGCTCTATCTTGTCTTTCGGGATATTCTCTAAAGGATTTATATTCAGGTCCGTATTTTTCTATAAAAGCCTCTGACGCATTAAATGCTTCAGGTTGTGTAGATTGTGCTTGTGCTTCTGCCATAAATGTAGCACCTTCAGCACCTTCTAAACCTAAACCTGCTACAGCTTCTGGGTCAGGTAACTTACCAAATTCTTCTTTTAATTTAAAGATAGCTATGTCTTCATTTCTTTTTATTTCTGTATCTATCAATTCATTCATACTTTGTCTAAAAGCATCTAGTTCTGCACTTGTATAATCTCTTCTGTTACCTACAAGTTTTTGTACACCATCTCTAAGCATCTTGCCTCTATCAACAGTTTGCATAACTTCTTGTGTGTAATCTTTTATTTGTTGTAATTGACTTGTAAATCTATTGTTAATTTGATTACCTAAAAATTGCATAGGGTCTATATTTAAATTTTGTCCTGTAGCCCAAGAGTTTAATGTAGCTCCGTTTACATCACCAAACCAAGCTCGTACTGCTTGTTTAGTAGCAGCATCATTGTTACCTGGGTTGTAATTACCAGCAGTTAAATAACCTGCATCTTCTAAAAGTTCTTGCATATTGCCTATGTTCACTGCATTAAAGTTAGCACCTGATAAATACAAATCTCCTTCGTAGCTAGGTATTATTTTTATTCCAGGATATGCAACTTGAGCTGGTACATACTTTTCTTCTATATCCATACCTTTTTGCCAATTAGGGTTAGGTAATACGTTTGGAATGCCTGAGTAGTAAATACCCATTTCTGCTTGTTCATATACTTCGTCAGCAACTTCTTTTGGTGTTTTTTCAGGTAAGTTACCGCTTGTACCTGCTATTGCTTGATTAATAATTTTTAAAGAATCATCAGCTTCATCTACAACAGGTGTCTTTGGATTATCTAATGACCAACCAGGGTTACTACCTAGCCATTCAATAACTGACCTAGCATTTATTTTTTTTGTTTCACCGTCAGGTCCATATACTGTAATCATTTAATTATCCAATTCTTCTAAGACAGATATTATATTGCCTTCTCTATCTTCATAATACTCTTTATTTAACTCTTTAGAACCTATTAAGTTCCAAAATACTGCAAACTCTGCATTTTCATAAGATAGTCGTTCTCCAATTTTTTGTAAGTTTTTTCTAAAAGGTTGTGTCAACATAGTGTTTTTTAAATAATAATGTTGGCTAGCAACGTTACCATACTTGTTTTCTATACCTTTTATTTTTCCTATTTCTATAAGTGTTTCTTCTCGTACATCCATATATTCTTTTAACGTTGGGTACAAAGGACTTTCTTGTATTTGTTTTAATATATCATCAGGTAGTTTATCTTGTCCTCTAACATCTATACCTAGTGCTAGTTCTAGCTCATTCCATCGTGTTACATCCTGTGATAATGTTATAGACTTTACATACCAATTAGGAAACATAGTGTCAACCATTTCAAATATGTCTCCTTTATCTTTATTAGTTAATGGTCTTCCTGTTTCTAATTGTTTTTGTGTAGTAAGGTATGACCACATACGACTACCTACAACTTTAGCTGTTTCCTCTATCCACTCTTCATCGTTAATTTTTACAATGTTTCCTTTTCTTAGTTGTTCCCATCTTGCTGGATAATAATAATCTGCACCAGGCATAGGAGCAGGAGCAAATAATCCAAATACATCTGGTATATATTCTTCTAAATTAGAGTTACTTCTTTCCCAATTAAAACCATCTTCAGTTGTGCTTCTTATTCCTGCTTCGTTATAGCTAGAACCACGTGTTAAATATGTTAGTGCTTCTATACCTTCACCACCTTGTAACCAATCTGGTCCTAGTATTTGTGTCATAGCTAATATTGCTGCTTCATCACTTCCTTCAAAAACTGTTTTTAAATTATTGTATGCTGACATAACTGCTGTAAATCTTAAATATCCTTCTCCATCAATACCTAGTTCTACATCCTCGCCAAATATTTCTTTGTAATCATTTATTTTTTCTGCATCAGTTCTAAGTCTGTAATCATACGAATATCCTGCAGGCAAATAAAATTGGTCAAATGCTCTAACTAATAAAGTATTTGTTCCTACTATTCTTGCACCTTCTAATAATTTATCTTGGTCTATAGCACCTGCATCGTTCATAATATTTACTATCTGACCTGAGTTATCTATGTAATATCCTGTTACTGCTAATGCTTTAGCTGTTTGAACAACGTGTGTGTTCCACAAATATTCATCTGCAAATATACCTTCTCCTTCTGACCAAGCAGTTATAGCTTTTGTCATATATGCAGGTAGTAAATATGTTGCACCAAATTTTTTTAAAGTTTCTGCATCTGTAACTTTTACACCAAAAGGATTAAAGTGTTCTTGTATTAAATCAAACTCAGGTTTGTCAGGTATCATCATACCTGCAGGTATTTGTAAATAAGGACCTGCACCAGGACCCTTACCTTGTGTAACCATATTGATAGCTTGCAAAGGTGCCATAGCATTTATTTTTATTCTTTGACTTTGGTCATAAAAATAATTACCTTCTACAGCAGGACCTACCCAAGGATATGCAAAGTATTTTTCTCCATTAGGACCTTCAGTTATAAACCCTGCTTGTTCTGCACCATTAACAACTATTCCTGCTTTTCTAATTGCAAAAGGATTACGTGATAATACGCCTGTCCAAGTTGTTGCCTGCTCTATATAGGCACCCATAAACGGGTACATTAATCTTGTTACGTCAGCAAAGTAACCTCTTTCTGACAAATTAAATAATAAATTGTTATGTATAAACAATGCTCTAGCATCTACAAACTCTTCTAATTCGTCAAGACTTTCAAACAACTGTACACCTTCAGGTGCTTTTTTACCTTTAGATTCTTCTACAGCTTCCATTATTATTTCTTTTGTAGATTTATTTAAAGCATCTAAATCAAAAAACTTTTCTAATCCTTTTATAAATTTATCGTTTTTAATTTTTGTAGTAAACATTTTTGGTAATTTATTAATATTTTCTATAAACTCTTTTTGTAATTCAGGGGGTAACAACATATACCCATCACCATAAGCTTTGCCTCTAATTGTTCTATACAAAGGACTTCTGTTAAATGCTCTTTCTATTCCTGCAGGAAATTCAAATAATCCTGTAATTGCAGCATCAAGTATTTTACGTGTTTGGTTTGTTACGTCTTTTACATCAGTAAGTTTTATAGATGGTCTTCCTTGTTGCACTAATGGAAATCCCATAAAAAGAGGTTCTCCACCTTTTGCTATTTCTTCTTTAATTTGTGGAGATAATTCATCAAATAAATTTTCAACATATTTATAAAGTTTTTTGTCATCTATAGTTGCTCTTTTTACTGTTTGTAACATTTCAGCTATTGTGCTTCCTTGCGGTACATCAATAACTTTTAAAGTTTCCGTAGCTCCTTTTTTATTTACTATATCTAAACTATCTGACCCACTAGCAATAAACTTTAATAATGCAGGGTCACTTGTAGCTTCTTTAACTCTTTGATATAAAGTATCTACATAAGCTAAAGTTTTTTCATATGTAGATAAAGCATTACCAGGAACCATATTGTCATCTAATAAACCTGTTTGATATTCTAATCTTAAATTATCTAAATCACCTCTAAACATTCTTTTAGCTAATGTTGCTTCATCAACGTTATTAATTATGTTGTCTGCAACTATGTTTGTTAATTTACCTAAATTTAACATTTTGATTTCTTCTATAACAGATGTTAAATATTCTTTTTTTAATTTAGAATTTACAAAAGCATCAGTAATATTAAAATCTACATAACCCTTTTTAAGATTTTCTATTACAGTATCACCAAAAAATAATCTTGTATTATCTCGTGATACTCTACCAAATGCTTCTGTTTTTGTAACAACTTCACCTGCTAATGTTTTATTATTTTTACCTAACAATAATCCAAAATATTCAGCAGTATGTTTAAATAAAGATGGGTAACCATCTGCTGCTAGTTTAGCTTGACCATCTGCTGTAATTCTTACAGGAAAAGCAATTCTAGTTATTAATTGTAAGGGAGTCCATATTCCCTTTTGTACACCCCACAATAAATTAATTATTGAACGTGTTGCTAATCTAGGACTATCAATAATTCTGCTACTTTTAAACCAACCTTCTTTAATTAAATCAGCATCAAAATATTTTTCTAAACCTTGTGCAATACCGTCTAATTTTTTTCCAAAAGATAATTCCATAGTTCTAATACCTTTTGATACTCTGCCTGTGCTGTTTCTAATACTTCTCATATCAGGCACAGTTATGCTTTCTTTAAGTAATTGTTGTGCTAAATGAGGAGTAGGTGCTTTTTGTGGTTGACCATCAATAATTATTTGGTTTCCTAAATCATCTAGCTTTGCTCTTTGACCAGGAAAAATTCCTTCTATTCCACGCATAGCTTTATTAGCTGCAGTCTTTACATTATGCCAACTTAATATATCACTTTTCCAATAACTTCCTACAGACTCTGTGCTAAAACCTCTAAGGTTACCTTTTGTTATATCAAGGAATTGTTCTATTACATCTGGTCTTTCTTTAGCTTGTTCCATAGATTCACCTGCAGCATCTAATATTTTATTAAATACTTTTTTTTGATTGGTGTAACCAATAACTTCATCTGTGTTTTGTAGTGTTGCATTAACAAAACTTGCTAATAATCTATTTCCTTTTTCTGCAGGTATTCTTGAGTTAATAATAAATCTTCTTGTATTCTCAATAACTTGCTCTTGATTCTGCCAAACAAAAGTATCTTTAGGAGTCCAATCACCCCATAACCTTCTAGCTTTATCTTTTTCATTATTTGATAAATTTTTAAATATTTTATTAAGACCTATACTTTCTACTGTCTTATTCCACTTATAACCTTGTGGCATATTAGGCATACCTTTAGGGTCTTGTAATACCCATTTTTGAAATGCAGTTCTTACCGCTTCTTCTTTTTGTGCAACTGTTTTTAAATTATTTGCTTTTATTAAATCTTGTGACATATTAGGAGTAAAGTTTTTAACAATATTATTTGTATCACCTAAATTTTCTGCCCAAGCTTTCATTAATTGTGTTCCTTCATCAGACTTCATAAAGTAATTAAATGCTTTATCTCTATTAGCAGTAACGTATCTTGTAGCACCGTTTCTACCAACTTCTTTAATTAAACCAAATGCTTTATATCTTTGTCTTGTGCTTTGTGATATTGTTTGTAATTTGTTTAATAAGTCACCTCTTACAAACATAGCACCATCAATAAAACCTGATATGTTTCTATAAGCATTAGTATTGGCATCAACAAATTCTCCTGCTATAACTCCACCCGCAGTTACGGGTTGTGCTGCAGTAGTAGCAGAAAAAGCTGAACCTTTAAAATTAGCGTATAACTGTCCTCTTCTGTTTGACTCATCCCAAGCTTCAGAACCACTACCAAAATAAGGAAACCAAGAATTACCTAAACCTGATTCACTACCTGGTGTTTCTAAATCAAAAAACTTATCGCCAAATTGTTCAAATCCAATAGTTAATGCAGAAGGACCTGATTTTTCAAATGCTTCTCCACCTTCAAAAAATGGTATAAAATCTTTTGTTAAATCTTCTTTACCGCCAATATACTGTGGTTTTATTTGATTTAAAAATTCTTTCATAAATACAGGATTAGAAAATGCTTTTGTTAAATCTAAATACTCTTCGCCATTTTTTATATAAGATATATCTTGACCTTGTGCTTCTGATTTTTTAATTGCTTCACCTCTAGCAATCATATAAGTTTTAAGTATTCTGTTTATAAATTGTGGGTATGCAGCAGCTCCTGTACTAGCTACTTGTGTAAATTTTTTAATTTGTCCTTTAGTTCTTTCAAAAACATTTCTGTCATCTAACGCAGCTTTTTTACCTGCAGCTTCTAAACTTTTCCACCAACTATATATTCCTGCATTAGACAACTGAAAATCTCTAGCATCTTTTCTTATTGTCCTGCCATCATTTGCATAATTATTTACATAAGACAAAACATAAGGTTCTGCCTGTTGTACATTTAAACCATTTTTACCTAACGTGCTTAATAAACCAGAAGGTGCAAAACTATAAACACTTGCTAGCTGTTTTATATTTTCTGATTCTTCAGGTGTGATAGAATTAAATTTATTTTCTTTTTGTTTATCTAGCAAATATTTTTCTGTAATAGAATTTTGTTCTGCCTTTTTAGATTGGCTATATTCAGGATATAGCATTAGGTAGTACGGATTAATATATTTAAAATATCATCATTAAAATCAGATTGTACATACGCAGATGCCATATCTGAATTTTTATATTGTGTTCCTGGTCTTGCTATTATATTTCCTTGTGAATTAGAAACTGTAAAATTACTAGGTTGTATTGTTTGAGCACCTGTCATAATACTTTCTTCTTGTTTTTCTGTAGGTCTATCTATTTTTAGTTGGGGTAAATCTTTAACACTAGGTAAGCCACCAGTCATTTCTACTTGTTTTTTAATTTCTTCACCCGTTCCGTAAGTCTCACCTTTGGTAAGACCAGGTATCATACCTCTTGTATTGTCAACGAAGTTACGACCTGTAGATAAACTAGAACCGTTGTAATTGTTTTTAGAAATCCTGGTCATTTTCGTCCTCTTCATAAAACATAAACGTAGAGTTTATAATTAAATATCCAAAAGGAAAAGATAATGGAGGCATTTGGTCTGTAAATATTCTAGCGTCATCTGTTTCTTGGAATATTATGTTATCACCAATTTCATCTAAGTCTGATAATGAATTGTGTACTATATCTGCAAAGTGTTTGTTTACTGACATTATCCACCCATACCTTGTAATAATTGTGCTATGCCTGGTGGAGGACCCTGTGGTGGTAGGGAACCTCCTCCAAGCAATTCTTGTTCAGCCACTGGAATTTCTGGCTCTTCTGCAGTAAAAAATTTATCCAAGATATTTTGCATATCATCAGGATTCTTTCTTATCTGTACAACAGCCATTGTTGCTTTCGTATCTCCTTGTTGTGCTTGAGCCAATAAAGTATCAAATAATACTTTGTCTGCTTTTTCTTTTGTAATTCTAGTATTTACTGCAGATAGGTTATCTAAACCATCTAGATTTTCTTGTAATGTTTGTGTATCTATAATACCTGCTTGTAGTAACTGCAGCCCTGTTACAATTTTTTGTGGCTCGTCATAGCCAGCCATAGCTCCGTAAACTCTTCTTGTTTTGTATGCACCTTGTATATCTTTTTCAGGGTCATACTTTTCACTAAAAAACTGATTGTTGTAATAACCAGATAAATCTTTTGCTTTACCACCATACATTTTTTCATCCCACTCTAATCGTTTAGAGTCAATCATTTCTATAGCATCTGACATTACTGTATGATATTCTCTAATCATAAGTGACATACTTGCACCTAGTTCTTCTAGTCCTCTACCTGTTGCAAAACTAAGTGGAGACTGTGAATCATCTGTTATAGGATATGAACCACCAACACGTAATTGTCTTTCTATTCTGTCTATTTGTTGAAAAATTTGATAAGGTACATTTGATGCAGGTTTACTTACTTGTGTACCAGGTGCTAAATAGTTAACAGCAAATCTACCTTTACGGTATTGTCCTGATTCTATTTCTCCTGATATGTTAGTTTCTGTAAATACTGCATCTTCCATAGCTATTATTGACATCACATTAATCTTTGCCATAGAAGCCATAAGCCCTATGATTTGGTCATACTGTCCTTGTAGTCTGTCAAATGCAAATTTCTTTGCAATAACAAAAGACGGTCCACTATCTAGCGGATTTGGTATGAAGTCAAGAATAGTTGCAGAAGTCATATGGAATATATAAGTTCCTTCATCGTTATAATACTCTGCAATAAGGTCACCTTCACCATTTGAGTTAGCCCAAGAACCATTATAAGAATCTGTATATGCAGAACCATAAGCATTTCCTATACCTAATGTATTACTTTGATAAAAGTCTTTGCTATTAATTTTGTCTGAAGAGTTAGGATATGCTTTTGTTAATGCAACTTTAGGAACTCTACGTACAATAGCCATTTCTTTTGGTTGTTGGTCTGCACCAAAGTAACCAGGAAAACAATTATAAGGGTCACGAAGTTCTGCACAAGGGTATGGTATTCCATCAGCACCCATTTTTTCTCTAATAACCCATACAGCAAAACCATAACCAGGTAACCATCTACCTACTTGTGGCATTTGTAAATCTAATTTTTGTGTATCATCATACGAAGTTACAATACGAGCTATCTTATCTGCTTTAGCTCTTGCTCTATCTGAGTCTTTATTGTTAGGTACATCTACTTTTAAGTTAGGAATACGACCTATCTTTTGTGACAAGTGTTCTAGACCTGACATCATTAAGTTAGGTACAGGTATTTGGAAATCTTGGAATCCTTTTATTTGGTCACCTAGTAAAGCTAATATACCATCAGGTCCACCATTCATAATTGCACGAATACGACCTCTAGTAGAATACGCACTCTGATTATCAAAATGTAATTGAGTTATTTTATACTGTATTTCTTCAGGTTTCATTTATCCCCAAGGGCTTTCGTTCATATCGCTTAAATTCCATTCTCCAAAACTAGGTTTATAATCTAATCCTACCTCAGCTAGCCGTTCTTTTCCTAGTCTTCTTATAACTTTTAATGGAAACCAACTAGCCATTACAACATCTGATTTATAATTTCTTGCTTTACTAGCTTTACTAGCAGCAGATGAAAAATAAATTAGTTGTCTACGATATATATTACTCTTAGTTTCACTTTCTGTATCACCATAAGGTAGATTTATTAGCTTTTGTTCAAACAACTGTTGCATACTTCCTACACCGTATATTGGGTCATACTTGTTTTTTTGTGTCTGATGTCCTTCTAGATATATACCAAACCTACTTGTGTAGTCTTTAATATCTTTATCTTGTCTTATTGCTCTTTGAAAACCATTTTCTTCTATTACCCAATGAGCTAAATTGTATTGTTCATACCAACGCTTTATAGATTTTTTAGCTTGTATAACACCGCCACCTTTTTCATTTTCTATATCAACTAAATACAGTTCACCTGTTTCTGGATTAGCAGCCCATAATACACAAGCTTGAAATCCTGTAGATGCTGGGTCAAGTCCTGCAATCAAATGTGTTCCTGCAGGTACCTGCCCAATAACTCGGTTTATATCTCTACATTGGTCTATATCTTCAGAATTAAACATAGTAATACCTTCTACAAAAGCTTTATTAAGATAAACCATTTCGTATATAGCTCTACCACCTGTAGTGTCAGCATTATTTTTTTGTGACATTAACCACTTGTAAGTACGTTTACTAGCCCATAACATACAGTCAGTATGTTCTTCTATTTCTGTTTCAGGCAATATACATTCTGTACTATGTGCTTCTTCTACGATTGTTTCAAACTCAGGGTTTTCTAGTAAAAAGTTATATAAATCTTCAGGATGCTGTCTAGACCCTATAACAACTACAGCAGTATGTTCCTCTTTACGAGATGACAAAGTAGTTGTCCACCATTGTCTAGTCTGTTCTCTAGCACTAGGTTGTATTGTAGTTCCGTGGTCTTCAATATCGTCAGCAATAATTAAGTCACAGTCACGTGATAGAATCTTACCACCTTTACCTACAGCTACCATAGTAGGTGATTTAATACCTGTAACTGTTCTAGTACCTATAGTAAATTGTCCTGATGACCAAGATTTACCTGAACGTATCTTAGGTTGGAACTTTTCTCCTGGACCGTTTATCTCTTCGTTTAATAATTCATTGTTTTCTAAATGGTCTAATACAGCACCTACAGCATTCTTTGCAATATCTTCATTACCACCTACCCACATAATTCTTATGTTTGGGTTTTTACATATCTGCCATACAGCAAAGTGTGTAAGTAAATCTGTTTTGCCGTGACGTGGAGGACTCAGTATCATTTGTTGTTTACCGTTATCTATAGCGTCAACAATACTGTTTATCCAATTTTCGTGAAACTCTGCTGTTTCGTATAGTTCACCTGTCTCTGTTTTAAAATATCTATCTCTAAATTCTTTAAAGTCTTGTAATGACTTGACTGTATTTTTAGCTATCTTCCAATCTTTTTGTAACTCATAGTTTTTTTTGTCTTCTAAATAAGCAGCATACATTTTTGTAATAACACTACGAGTCAAATCCATAACGTCAGCTACTTGTTGTTGTGTAAGTCTTTTTTGTTCTAGTTTCTTTGCGTATTTTTCTACAAACTTAGGATAATCATTACCACGTGACGTAGATGTTATTGTTGTTTCTTCTGTTGTTATAGTTTCTTTTTTGTTACGTTTCCAAGCAGCATTTCTTTTGCAAGCATCAGAACAATATAGTTTTCTACCAGAAGGTTTATATTTATTTCTACAACCTGTATTAGAACAAGTTTTACTTTTGCTCATTATGTTTACTGATTCGCAGCCCACATATTATCAACTAAGTTTGGATATTTTCTTCCAGCTCTTTTTGCTCTAGCTCTTGCTTTATCTTTTTGAGCAGCAGTCAATGCTTTTGATTTACCTAATGACTTAGGTCTCTTTTTATCCCATACTTTTTTCTCAGCCATAATCTCCTTACCACGCTCTGCAAGACCAATATCTTGCGGTTGTCTTATCCTTAGCTGTACTACATTTGTGTCTAGCACGAAACGAAGCTCTAGCTTCAGGATTGTTTTTTCTTATTTTCATATTAGGGTCGCCAAACATTATCTTCTTGACTTTCCCATTACTCATTACAAAGACTTTAGATTTCTTGCGACCATAACCTGGTTCGCCTTTACGAATAGGACTAGGCGAATTTAATTTAACTTTCATTCCCCGCCACTCCGCCATTAGTTACCTACAGCCTTTTGTGCTCTTTGATGAGCTTGTGTAAATGTTGCACCACGCACCATACTGTTACGCATATATTGCATATGTTTTTTTGTATGATGTTGGCTATGTTTCTTCATAGTGTCTTGTTGTCTTTTCGTAAGACTAGACATATCTATACCTTTGATTTTCACCACTACCTCTTTTTCTTCTTACCTTTTTTCTTCATAGTTTTTTTATAACCATAACTACTCTTTGGCATCTGTTCTCCTAACTATACTATATCTTGTATGAGTGATTATATTAAAGGAAATAAATATCCTAATTACAAACCCTCTACTTCATATAGTAGTGGAAGAATTTGTTTGGAGGAAACTTGTCAGACTGTTATATCAAAATATAACAAGTATAGATATTGTAATTACCATAGAACTAAAATCTATCCCCGAATCAAAGGTAGAAGAAAGCCGAAGGATTTACAAGAGCCGGAGGCGTAAAAAAATTTTTTGTCTTAGATTAACTCTACAATACCCTAGACAAGCTAGGGCTGAAAGGGGCATCTTTATGAATAAAGACTATCAACAGGGTTGTTGATAATTTCATTATACACACAATATAAAAAAACCTGAGTTGCCCCAGGCTTTTTTAATTAGGTTACAATTCGTACAATTTGTTTCCTTGCTAATAATTATAACTATGATATAGTAAATTACAAACATATTTTATAATTAAGTTGTTACAAGTAAAGGTGGCATCGGGAGTCAGAAAGTCAGGAATCGGTAACACGATAAAGTAGGAACACAAACCTGATACTCAAGGACAACAGAACATAAAATTTTATAGCACATTTTAGCTTTTAACAGCAAAGGAGCCCGCTATATATAAACACCCCCATATCTATTATCTTACTTATGAGATGTAAAGAGTGTAAAAATACTCTAAAACAAATAAGTGAACAACCTAGATATTACTGTAATAGTTCACCTACTAGATGTAGTATGTCAGGTAAAACCATCAATATATAGTATGATACTTGTACTTTAAATAGTACTTTGTTCTACATAAAAATAATGGTCATACATATACAAGTAGTAAGGTCTACATTGACATTAGCATTACATTATTATTGAGTTTTACAGTATATTTATTGTTTCTGTTCTCTGTCTTTCTGTCTCTGTATTATGTTTGTGTAACTGTGCATATATTGTGCGGTGTTCTGTTCCGTATCTGTTGCGAATTGAATACCACCCCCGACCATATTTAATATAGGTCACGACTCCTGGAAACTCTCAGGACCTTGAAGCAATCAATAAAATAAATAGAGTCAAATGTCCTTTACATATAATTACATTTATGTTATCTTTAATTAAGTAAAAAAAATTATCAGTTGAAAGGGGTAATTAAAATGAATATACAAACAAGACAAAAGATAAATTCAACAGGCTCAATGTCCGTTGATATATCACAAGACGGGGCGGTCAAGCTATACAGTTATCAAACAATAGTAGGCTATGTAAAAAATGGTAAGGTTGTTTTAGTTGACGGAGGTTACTCTATGACAACTGCAAAACATCTTGCTAAATATCGCGACATATACGAAATAAATAAAGAGGACACCTACGAATATAATGCTTTTATTATGCGAGCATTTAAAGACGGTGTTGACGTTCGTGGCGGTTGGAATTACAAGGTAATAAGTTAAAGAAAGAAAGGGGTATATGAATGAAAGTAACAATACACACTAAACAAGTAAAGCATTATACAATTGACGGGCTTTCTATAAATCAAGCTTATGATTTACAGAATGACAGTCACACAATGGAAATATATTTGGAAGAAATTAAAAATGGAAATATAGAGCCATCATTAATTAAAGAAGAATATATTACTTATATAGAAGAAGAATAGAAAGAAAGGGGTATATAAATGAAATTATATAAATTTACTTACACACAAGAGAGCGAAGCATTTGTTTCAGCTGACTCAGAAGAGGAAGCCTACGAATATATTACCGAGCTGACAGAGAATGGCGGAGGTGAAAAAATGAGTTGGGTAAGACTTGTTGAATGCGGATGGGGAGTTACCGAAGAATATGGCGAGCTCACAAAAGCAACAGAAAATGATTCAGAGGGCGAAGAGTTACACGAAACAGAAGACGGCTCATATTGGTATCAAGACGGCAGATTGTTTTGGGATTAGGGGGAATAATGGAAAGACAATACAAATATGACGTGCCTTTATTTATGTGTTGGTGGGAGGATTTAATTGGACTTTACACCGAAGATGAATTGTATGAAGAATACAAGGACACAAATCTATATGACGTGGAAGAGCAAATAGGTTGGGGCGGTTACTCAACCTATGGGCATACTCCCGACTTTGAAACATTCCAAGAAGTGTTGGAGTATCTCAAAGAGAATGAAGATTGTATTAGAAATACACAATTCATTTCACATAATATGAACATTGTGAGGGTTATATGAAGCTCAGGACCTACGAGGTTATAATAACCCGTCAAGAAATATACACAATAAAAGCAGAACACGAGTACGAAGCAATTAAATTAGTGAGACTAGGGTTCGGTGATTTACATTCTATTGACGCTAGAGGATACTATGAAGCACACATACACGAGGAGGAATAATGGATAGAGTGACTTATTTAGAAAAATATCTACATCTCTTATGGTCTTATATTCCCGAAGATGATTGGGCAGATATAAGCGAAAAGATTGATATAGAAATGGAGGAGGAATAATGAAAAGGTTATTTCCAGGAGGCTACCCTAATTCATATGAAATCATTGAGCATTTGCAAGATAGATTACAAAAAGAATTAGATACCTTGGAGGAAGATAAGAAGCGGGGCATAAGTTGGTGGAGTGAAGATAGATTCGCTAGGTATAGCCACGAAAGATATGTTTACAGGCAACAAGTTAAAGAGTTATATATATTATATAAAGAAGTGGAACGGGCTGAACTTTTAGAGGAATCAGCAATAGGTAACTTTGAAGATGCTCCACCATTTTAAGAAAGGGAAGTAATGGCAAAGAAATATGAAAAAATTACATTGATTGTAGCAACAGAAACATATCAAGAAAATCCAGATAAAAGCACTTATTCTGCATTAGATACTATTGTTGAACAGTATTTGGGGGATTTAGAGTTGATTATTTTAGACTACGATAGTGAAGATATGCAATTAGTTAAGAAAGGGAAGTAATGGAAGAAGAAAAAGAACTATTTGAAAGACTAGAAAAAGAAATATTAGAGG